GGCGGGGGAGTCCTTTCGTATTTCTTGGGGTTCGTCGCGTTCATCTACCGGGCGAAGGCTCTGACAGCTTACGCGAAATTCTCGATTTGGAATTGAGGTGGAGGTTTGACAGCCAATGCCAGAAGGTTAGCCCACAAAATAAACCGTTCAAATACGGCAAATTCTAATCTGTGCAATCATATTCTCCTGCTGAACAAGAAGCTCATGCTATAGCGATAGCTGAAAGAGCAGCACTAAAGGCCGGAGTGCCGCGGCGATCTCCTGCCGCCAAGTCGGATCTTCCTAAGCCTCAACCGGGCCCACAAGAAACATTCCTCGCCAGCAATGCAGACATCGTGATTTTTGGCGGAGCTGCCGGCGGCGGCAAGACTTGGGCCTTGCTGATGCAGCCGTTGAAGCACATGGGCAACGCTCAGTTTGGCGGGGTTATCTTCCGTCGCACCTCGCCACAGATAAGAAACCAGGGCGGTCTTTGGGATGAGTCAACGCAGATTTATCCGTTACTGAATGCTGAGCCGCGGCAGACAGTGCTCGAGTGGCGCTTCCCTTCTGGCGCCAAACTAAAGTTTGCTCACCTTCAATACGATCTCGACGTCCACGATTGGCAGGGCGCACAAGTGCCCTTCATTGGCTTCGACCAGCTCGAGCACTTCTCAGAGTCTCAGTTCTGGTACATGCTCTCTCGTAACAGATCCACGTGTGGCGTTCATCCGTATATCCGGGCGACGGTTAACCCTGATGCTGATAGCTGGGTGGCGAAGTTAATTGAATGGTGGATCAATCAAGACACAGGCTTCCCCATTGAAGAACGATCGGGGGTAGTTCGCTGGTTCACTCGGATAAACAATGAAATTACATGGGCAGATACGAAAGAAGAGTTGCAAAGCGATCTCGAAGAACCGAAATCACTAACCTTCATTCCAGCCAAACTCTCAGACAATCAAGTTTTGATGCAGAAAGATCCGGGCTATCTCGCCAACCTGAAAGCGTTGTCATTTGTAGATCGCGAAAGGCTGCTAGGTGGTAACTGGAAGATCGTAGCGACGGCCGGGAAGATATTTAATCGGGCCTGGTTTGAGGTTGTGGCGGCGATACCAGACGGAGGCAAGGAAGTCCGATTCACGGATTTAGCCGCAAGTGAAAAGAAAATAGCGAATAAAGATCCTGACTACACCGCAAGCTGTAAAATGCGCCGGGTTGGAAACACCTACTACATTCTAGATGCTACCGCCGATCAGCAAGGGCCAACAGAAGCAGACCGGGCAATGGTCAATCGAGCAAGTCAAGACGGCCGGGCATGTAAGCAACGATGGGAAGAAGAAGGCGGCGCCTCGGGCAAGCGGGACTCTGCGCACATCACACAGTTACTCGCCGGCTACGACTGCAAAGGGGTACGACCGGAAGGCGACAAGATCGTGAGGGCCAAGCCACTCGCGGCCCAGGCAGAGGCGGGAAACGTGAAACTGTTAAAGGGTTCCTGGAATGACCGATGGTTGAATCACATGCACGGACAACCAGAGTTGCCTCACGATGACGAGATGGATGCCGCGAGCGGAGCTTTCAACGAATTGACGGACACTAAGCGTGATCGTTACTCAGAAGAAGACTCACAGAGCTATACGTCACAGAGTTATTGAATCCACGATCTTAGGCTTCCTTTAGCCGTCGCCTTGCTCAAGCTCAAATTGAGCTTCATCTAGGAGCGACTGTTCCGCATGGTGAATCTCTATATCATATGACAACTCTGCCCAGATTTCGTCCTCGGTCAATTTGTTGTCATCTCCCGCACGCATTCCGCAACCCTCCCACACCTGCCTTGTGGCGGATTCTACGCTTCACAAACGTAAATCTCAATCATTCGCTAATCTTTAGCGCGTGCCGATCCTTCTCCAAGACATACTCCAATCAGACCAAAAGAAAGCGGTGGAAGTCGCCAGCGGCCTATTCACTAAAGTTGAGGTAGTCGATGGCCGATCCGTTAAGCGCCGATCGGACGGGGCCATAGCCAACACTCACTTCTACGAAGGAAACCACTGGCAATCGGGTAATGGATGGATCGGCGCCAAGCCGCTTGATCGGTTTAGCCAGACCCTCAGACAGATCGAAGAAGGGTTTGTATCTGAGAACGTAATCAAAGAGGTAGTCGATCGGCACGTTGGCGGGATTCTTGGACGCGAGCCATTATGGGGGTTCGTGCCCCAACAGACTGTATCCCGCTTTGCTGAAACACGTCGGAAGCGGTTCTCAAAACTGTTTGGCTTCATTTTCGGTAATGCTTCTGAGACTCGAGTGCTTGGCGCAAAGGTGTTAGATAAGTTCGCGCAAGAAGCCGATGAGGCTTTGACCGTTTGGTGGGATCAGGCGCAGCCGCGAAAGAAACTGAAAGAAGCACTAGCGAGGTGTTTGAACGAAGACAAGGTATTACTGCGATTCTTTGTGCCTCGTGGGCTGTACAAAAATAAGCTGATACCCGTCCAGAAATCGCTCACGGATGCGCTCTCGCTTCTTCATATCGATGTCATCAGTTCGGATAAAGGGGGAGTCTTCATTGATAACGAGACTCAGAAGCCGTTTGCTCTTTACGTTTATCAAGTAGATCAAAGCAAGTGTGTAGAGCTGAGTTATGTAAACGAGTTTGGTGAAACTATTCTTCAAGTGCTTTCCGACAAGCCGGAGTTAGCGGTCGAGCCGATTGCTTACAACATGCAGGGCCGACTCTGGATGTATGAGGTTAATCGCGCCGCATTGATTACAGAGCAGATTCGCTCGGCTCAGAAGTCTCTAAACCTCACGCTCACAATGCTGATGCGCAACGTGAACCTCGCCGGCAACCTTGAGCGGGTGATCATGAATGCGGAGCGCCCGAAGCAGAAGATTAGGGTTCAGGACAGCACACAAGTAACAGGATATCGAGAAGAAACCATTGACAGCGATTGGCTCACCGGGCCAGGTGTGAGCAACGTACTGAGCGGGCTTTTGATCCGTGATGACGAAGGCAAAATAATCGGTCGCGCTAACCCCAACATTTCCTACAGAGACCCTGTGAAGATCGATACTTTCGTGGGCACACGCGGACAGTTAAGAGAGTGCATAGTCGGGCAGGCCCAGCAACTCCACGTAATGATTTCGGGGGATTCTACTGTTTCAGGACGAAGCCGCGAGCAGGCGCGGGCTGAGTACCGATCAAGTTTACAAGACTCGAAAGAGGCTGTTGATGATGCTGGGCGGTTTATAACAGAAGCGCCATTACGAATCGCCGCGCAGTTTTGTAATCGAGTAAACGATTTTGCCGGGCTACGGTGCGACTTCGACTCGCGAATTGAGGACGGCCCGGTCTCGTCGGAAGAAAGAAGCGCTAATCGAGAAGACGTTAAAGCGGGATTGTTGAGCAAAGAATCAGCAATGAGTAAGAACGGGACCGAGGACACTGATGCGGAAAAAGCCCGTATTGCAGAAGACAAAGCGGAGGCTCCTGCTCCAGTTATTCCACCACCTCAACCTAACCCGGTAAATGGAGATAGCGAACTAGTTCAGTGATGCGGTATGAGCAATGAGTGTGAGTCCATAGAGGTCTTCGCGGTGGGCAGTAATGTACTTCTTGGCGACGTTGTATCCGCCCGAATTACAGCAGTCTTTATTCGCGAGGGTCGAGTTAGTTATGAGTGCGTGTGGTGGGATGATCGCGAGCGACAAGAGGAAATTGTGGAGGCGTGGGAATTAAGGCCCGACGGTGAGAACACCCGCAAGATGAGGGTAGATCAGATTTTGTAATGCTGGAAACGTTTCTGGTAAGCTAAATGGATTCAAAGCCCTATCTCTGTCGCCACTGTAAAAACCCTTTAGGAGAATCCTCCGATAAGGTTCTATCTCTGGATGTCGTGAAGATCACTCAACCAGTAAAGATGCAATGCTCAAAGTGTGGGCGGCAAATGACGTGGAGACCTGTAAAAGAGTCTATGCCGATCCCGGCTTATCCTGTATGATTTAAAGCGTGAGTGCCGACTTCGATTATGATCGGTTTCTGAGCGACGTTGCTAAGTGCCGCGACGAAGCGGAGCCATCATGGGTAATCTGTCGCTCAGTTGAAGACGCTCAAGCATTCGCATATTGGTGTATTGAAAATGGGATCGATGAGCCGGAGATCGCGGTCGCGGAAACATAAACCGCTACTCGTGCTATAGTCCCTCAGAATTTAGGTTTGACATCTAGGCAGTTGCGGCAGTAGCCGTACAAATCGAGAAGTGATGCGCCTCGCAGAGATCAGAAATGGTCTTTGCGGGGCGTTCTTGTTTTTAAGCCCATGCTGTATGTCTCGGCGCATAGTGATAATCGGTGGCCCGCATGTTGGCAAGACAACACTCGCCAAGCGTCTCCGAGACGAGTGCGGGATCACCAACACACACCACAGCGATGATGTCAAGCATCTCGGCTGGAGTGAATCAAGTGCTGCTGTATCGGAGTGGTTTAACGAGTCAGGTGAGTGGATCGTTGAAGGCGTACAGGCCGCACGGGCGCTTAGAAAGTGGCTGAAGGCGAATCCTGATGCCGAGCTTGATGCCGACCTGGTAATTCTCGACAAGCCGTTTGGAGACCTGCTGAAGGGTCAGCAGTCAATGGCCAAAGGCGTCCACACGGTATTCAGTGAAATTGAAGATGAACTTGTTGAGCGTGGAGCAAGGGTCCACAAACTTAAATCGCCCGATGATGTTATCCATATATTTCGCGGGGTAGATGAACACATGCCAGATGAAAAAGACAAAGAAGACGAAAAAGAAAAAGACAGTAAGGAAATGGCCTCGCTGAATAAGCGACTCAAGAAGCACGAAGGCGATGCAATGGCGCTCGCGGCTGAACTAAGCGCCGAGAATGCCGATCTCAATCGCCAGCTCGCTGCGGCGAAAGGCAACAAACCAAAAGAGGGATCACTAGTTCTCTCCCCTGAGCAGGCAAAGCAATGGGAAGCATTTGTCGCTCTCGGCAAGCCAGAAGACACCATCGCAGCCTATCAAGAATATGTCGCACTCGGTAAAGCCGAAGAGGTCAAAACCAAACTTACTGAGAGCGCAGACCTCGCAACAGAAAACGTAAAGCTGAAAAAGGCTGAGCAGCTTAGAAAAGTTGCTGATGATGGGATCGCTAACAAGAAGTTGGTGATGTCTGTACTTGAAACCGGCGACACGCGCTCCGGTGGGCTTAGCTACGAAGAGCGCGACATCAGCGTTACTGAGAACGGGAAAACCACGACTAAAAAAGCCTGGCACGTCAAGGACGGTAACAAGTGGACTCCGCTCTCTGAGTATGCAGAGGCCAACTGGAAAGATTTGATGCCTGCATTGATCGCTGAAGAAACGCCCACGGGAACAAAAGTCATAGGCCAGGTGGCCGACGATAAGAGCAGGGGCACAAACATCTACGCCGACATTCGTAAGAAGGCCGAAGAGAAGCAAAAGCAGCAACAGGTTACGGCTATTCCGCTCGAGCAGCGGTTACACATGAGTTAAGGAGAATCGATTATGCCAATGTCAATCACTACCGAAGCCGGGGGAATGGGATATGGAAACGTCTTCATCGGCGGGGTCAATCATCCTGCCCAGATCAAGGTCGATGTCTCCCAGCTCTCCACTGCGGAGGTCGACCAGTTCGGCTATTTGAAGCCGGGCGTGCCGTTGACGAAAGCCGGAATCCTTGTGGGCGCATCTCCGGCGTTTGTTTACGGCGTCACGATCGAGGCGCAAAAGATCGTGCCGGACAACCCAACAGATGTTTCGCTGGCGGCCGTCACAGTTGACCCCATTATTACCGTAAATACGGTGGGCCATGTGAATCGAGACATCCTGGAAGACAACCTGGGCCGCGCTCTTACTGCCGAAGAGATCGCTGGCTTCGATGCGGCAGGATCCAAGATCGCGCTTTCAGCAACCTAGCCCCGTTGAAGAATAGTCGGGCCTAAACTAGTTAAGGAGATTAACGATGGCAAATTTCGCATGGATGGCCCAAGTGGCAGCCTTAAGTCCAGCGGCGCTCACGGTGCAGGCGCAAACGCTCTCGCCGAACGATAACGGAAACCTGTTATGGGATCTTTTCTTCCCCCGCGTAAACGTGAACTCGGTGAGGTTGAGCGAGATCAACACACTTGATGATCGCCCGGCAGCAGATCGGCGCGAGTGGAACGCAAGAGGCCGCTTGATTCCAGTCCTTACCCCCGCACAGCGCAAGCTGGAGATGGTGCCGATCGAGTCGTACGACAAGATAGACGAGCTTGAAATGCAATACTTGATGGAAGGCACGTTTGGCGCTAATCAGGCGATCATTGAACAACAGATCGGCGTTCGCCTGCCTGCGCGCACAGATCGGCTTGCAATGGCCGCTTATCGGCGTTTGGAGTTGGATGCGATGTCCGCGTGGTCCACCGGAACAATCATTCAGCGCAACCCGCAGAACGCCACACAGACCTTTACGGTGTCTTTCGGATTCGATGCCGCGCGCTTGGCTACTGCCTCACCAACATGGGCCGCGGCTACCAGCGCGTACGACGCATTCCTGCAATGGTACGAAGACGGCATCGAAGCTGTTGGCCCGGGCGAGGGCGCTATGATGCGGCTCGCGACGTACAAAGAAATCCTTGCCGACTCTCCAGACCTTCCCGGTGGCGTGAAAATGACGCGTTCTCAGCTTACTGATCGCATTCAACAGGATCTTGGTAGCCCCTTCCAATTCGTGATCAACGAAAACAGTCTCGACGTGTTTACCGATGGTGGCACGGCAGTAACCCGTACAAAGGTCTGGCCTGCGGAACAGGTAGCGTTCATTCCGGCCGGCAAACAAGTTGGTACAACCGCATTCGCTCCCGTTAGACGCGCTATGGAGTTGGCAGTGGAAGTGCCCGAGGCGTCCATTGACGTGAATGGGGTCACGGTCCATCACACAGCGGAGAACGGCGCAAGGGAGTTAGAGATTGACGCTCAGCTCAATGCGATGCCGGTTCCGAATGAGTCGCGCGTATGGGTTGTGGATGCGGGAGTATGACCCCTAACCGTGGCGCTGGCGATTTTTAGAAACCATGTCGCGGATGTTGTCTATTTGGGTTCCGAGAAACAAATGATCAGGGCGAACACACGACGGATTATCACAACGGTGCAGCACGCACAACGTCTCCGGTATGTCTCCGTTTGTCAGGATGTACGAGACGCGATGGGCGCGCTGCTCCCTGCCTGCTCGTATAGATCCGTAGCCGTGTGGGTTCGTACCCGCTTTCCAAGTCCAGCAGGTTCCCTCCGGTCCTTGACCGTGAGTTTTATCAACCTTATTCCAAAACCGATTCTCGATCGCAACGCGTCTAGAGACACGCCGACAAGCCAGTCCACAGAATTTTCCGTCTCCTCGCTTAATGCGCGAGGCGGTGGTAAAAATGGCGACTCCGCACTCAAGGCACGCTTTCTCAATCTTAGGAACTCGCCGCGCGGCGTGGTAGCAACCAGTCGAGCAATATTCACCGCTGCGCCCACCGCGTTTAATAACGCACCAGTGTTGAAGGAATTGCGCGCCACAGTTAGCACAGTCGCGTGGTACTTTAGGGGTAGCCATTGCGAGAACCTCCGACACAGGTTTGAACTTTGGTCAGGCTCGTTCGCTGCATCAACAGCGCTCGGGCCGTTTTGTATTTTAACACAGGGAGAAACCTGAAAATGGCAAACAGTGATCGGAAGATTATTCGCGGTGTTCGTGTTGGCGCCACAACCTACGTTGCTGGCAAAGAAGACGAACTCGACGCCCTGCTAACCGCTGATGAAGTGAAACGTCTCAGTGACAAGGGCTACATCGAAGGCAAATGGAGTGGATCGGCCGCTGAACCAGAGTCGACTGCTAAGCCCACCAAGAAGGAGAAGTAGATGCGAATACGCAAACATGGCGGGCTAGTTGACGTGAATAAACTCGGAGGAGTGGAAATCACGCCGTTCGCCGGACAAGGTATTGCGATCAATGGCCCAATCAGCCAGAACGGCAATGTGAAGCAGACCGTCACGGTAACGTTGACAGCCGCGCAGATTATTGCGATGGGGACGACCCCGGTGACGCTGATAGCCGCCCCGGATGCAGGCAAGTGCACCATTGTTGACAACGTCACCTTCAAGATGACGACTACCGCTACCGCGTTCACAGGTGGCGGAGCAGTGGAGTTTCGCTACACGGACGCATCGGGAACAAAGGTCACGGCAGACATTGCTGCGGCAGTAATCACCGCGGCTGCGGGCACTTCATTTACGAATGTGCGCGGTATCGAAGCGTCGCTAACAGGCGTTGCCAATGCTGCAATCGTCATTAGTAATGCGACCGCGGCTTTTGCTGCGGGAACGGGAACGGCGACTCTAACGATCGAATATCACATTGCGTAACAGATGCCCATTGATGACAACGAGGCAACGGACTACCTAGCAGCCCATCTTGAGTGGGACAGCGAGCCGTTGCTTACTCAAGCCAAGAAATTAAGGCTGCTGAAGTACGCTCGCGCGGTTGATGCGAATGGCGTTAGCCCTGATGGAACAGCTTACGTACTAACTTACACCTATGCATCTCTTGATGTAGCAATTCATCTAGGTTGGCAGTGGAAGCTAGCAACAGCAGTCGAGTTACACGCCGATGATGAGAATGAGATTTACGATCACTGTTTACAGATGGTTGCGTTATGGGCAAGCAAGGTATCAGGAACAGTAATCGGCGGGACGTCTTCTGGTGCATCAGCAAGTTTTGCGATTCCAAACGTGGCGGTGTTTTAGGATGCCTGTTGATAGACAGAGATTGAAGCAGAGGGCGCTTGATCGCAAGCGTGCTCGGGTGGTCCTGCTCGACAGGTGTCGCCTCATCGTCGGGGAAGACGAGTACCAGGATGTACGGTGCGAATTCAGTGGTGGCTCCGGCAACGTAGACGGGGCGGGTTATCGAATCAAGTTCCCGTGGGATAGTCCGGCCGCGATCGGCGCGACCGCGATAGTTGAAGCTAAATCAGGACGTCCGCAACTTACGTTGCAGTTAGAGGAGCCGGCGGAGTCGTCAACGGATGTTTGGCAGGAGTGGCGCGTTACGTCGGGACCAGCTTTCGGAAGAGTGGATATCGGGTTGTGATCGGACTCAAGAACATCCGCGGGGAAAGAAGGCTCTTTGAAGCGATCGACAGGCTCACTGAGGCAGTAAGCGATCAACGTGAACGTGGCTGGCAGGAGAATGTTGATGTCCGGCTTGATTATCAACGCCGCCACATGGACACGGAAGCCGCTGGAGGCTGGACGCCGTTAGATGACGAGTACCGATTGCAGAAAGCCGAAGAGGTTGGCGCGATCCCGATCCTTCAATACACGACGCGGATGTATCGGTCACTAACGCAAGAGGGCGCTCCAGATTTTGTCAGGGAAGAAGAGGCTGATTCGTTGAAGGTTGGAAGTTCCGATCCGAAGGCAAGATGGCATCACGAAGGCCGGGGTCGATTGCCGAAGCGCGAAGTGATCGCCATAACCGATGAAGAGGGACGCCAGCACTTTGAAGTGATGGAAGAGAGTTACGCAGGCATCGCAAGCAGCCTCGGGTTCAGGGTGATTTGATGGCAGAAAACGGGCCGTGGGACTCAGAGATAACACAGCAGTTCATCCGGCCCCTGATTGACAATTTAACGACTGTTCTACAGGCGGCGGAAGAAGCTCTCTATCTTGAGGTCTTTGAAGTTATCGAAATGCCCGACGCGGCCCGCTATCAGAAATGGCGACGCTCGCGATGGGTGAATACGAAGTTTCCAGCGTGCTCTGTAATCCCGCGTCGGACAAGGACAAAGAAGGGCGAGGGCGGGCCGATCATTGGGCAGTCGCACATAGTTGAAATCTTACTTGAGGACGTTGGGCCAAACCCGGATGATTTGGCGGACTCAGTAATGAAGAGAGTGCAGGCAGCACACATTAGCATTGAACGAGCGCCGCTCTCGATTTTGTTCGCGGGGTACGAGCAACCTAAGACTGAAGCCCAGTGGCCTTATTGGGACATCGATCACGATTACGCAGCCTTCTTTAACGAGAGCAAGAGCACTTACAAACAGAACGGCAGTTTGATCATTACGTTCACTGGACTGATGGAGAAAACCTAAATGGCGACAGAGACACCAAAGGACGCCGTGGCTAATACGCAGCCAGTCGCGCCAAATGCAACCCTGACACAGCCTACCGGCGCTGATCTCACGCGGGCAATGACTGATAGAGCAGTTGCACGAGTTCGCCGACTCGGCCTTGATTCCAACAAGATTGACGAGCAGGGCGCAGAGCGGTTGCGGCGAATGGGCATCGACTCGGAAACCTTCGAGCGCAAGGCCGTGACCTACAGGGGGCTGATAGAAGAGTTTGGAAAACCTGTCGGGCCGCGCCTGTACAACCAGATCGCCGTGGCCGCGTTTGGCGGGGTCCCATCGAATCGCGCTGACCTTTCCATTGAAACGCTGAAGGACGAGCACATCATGCCGCGCGGGCGCGACGAGTCGGACGAGGCGTTCAACACTCGCATGCAGAAGCATCGTGATCGTCGGGCCAAGGTTGAGCAGTTAATCGCGGAAGCTGAAGGAGGTGCTAGCTAATGGCTGGACTGGCAAATGGTTGGGATACCACCGAACTACATCGAGGGTTTGGGCAGTTGTGGGTTGGGCTAGCCCTCCCTGCAACCGACGCTGTGATGGTCCTGGATACCGCCACCGGCAACCCTGACTCAACCGCGAACCCCAACGGCTTTTCCGTCGGCTACACAAACGAGGGCTGGGAATTCGCTACCTCACCAACCTTTGACGAGATTCGTGTTGATGAGGAAGAGGATCCGGTCTCTGATTTTATCACGGCGAATGAGACAACCATCTCTGGAGCTATGCGCCAAGTCAAGAACCTTGAACGGCTTTCGTTTATGGTCCCTGGCAGTGTTTACACGGCGCCGGCGGGAACTCCGACGCAGATCGAGAAGATGACTGGTGGAGGTGCGGCCACGTTCGACTACTTCACGGCCGCGTTGGTCTGGCCGGATTCAGATGATGACGCTGTTCACTGGTGGGTAATGCTCTATCGCTGCTTGAATCGTGGTGGTATCACGATGGGCTTGGGACGAACGAAGGACTCGGCAGTCACCGTAACACTGACGGGTCGCTCGCTCTCAACCCGGAGTGCGGGTGATCGTGTGTTCGCAATTGTAAGGCGAGAGATCGTCGCGTAAGACTTAACTTTTTAGTTGCCAAAACTAGTGCCGTCGGCGCTCCGTTCAATGCGGAGTTTGCTTGGCGGCACATTTTTTTAGAGGGAGAGACAGATGACAGAACAGTTGAAAGTAACCAGCCCGGAGGAGTACGGCGCGATTCTTCAGCGCAGG